GACTTGCCAATGGTCAGGGCGTTAATGTCGTAGTATTTCGCGTTGCCGCCGCTCACGACACCGAGGTTTGCCGGCGAATAGATGCGGCTTAACAGGACGTCATCGCCTATCTTCAGGCTGTTAATGTAATCGGCTATCGCCTGCTTAATCTGCTCGCCGATCTGAGTGGTGTAACCGGTGAAAACCTTCAGCGTTATGGCGACATAAATCGGAACATCTGTTGATCGTGAAAAGCTGATTGCGTGCGGATTGTCGTATTTATCCGGCACAGTGACGGTCGTCGAGCCGTAAGTGGCAACGCCCTGGCCCTTTTTGCCACGGATAGTCTGTGCGATATCCGTAACGTCTCCACCGTCCACTATTGCCGCGATTGAGTGTGCTGGTATGCCATCACTGTTCACTGCTCCAGTATCGTTCTCGTAAAGCTTGTGGCGAGTTACGCCTGTTACGTTGGCAATCGCGCCGTCGACAGCATCAAACGGCGTCAGCGCAGGAATAGCTACGCTCTGAGCCTGTCGCACACGAAGCTGAGCATCGGTTTCCGCTGCGGAGCCCACAGTAGCCGCGCTGGCATTCGAGACCGCAGTCCATCCACGCGTCGGCGTGTTGATTTTGGTGATGCTGCCGGCAACAGCTGCAACGGCACCGGAATTAGCGCAGGTAGCCGTTACCGTCACCGCCCCGCTTACGTCAATATTCACGCTGGCCGGCAGGTTCCAGATGACGCCATTGGCGTCTTTTACCGAGCCATTGGTGATCGTCGTGCCTGCCGTGCCGGTCAGCGTCACGTCAACCGTGGAGTTAGTGGCGGCCTTGCGCGCAATGCCGTTAATTTTGACGTTGCGCGTAAGGGCATCGGTCATGCCGGAGGACGGTGAGAAAGAGTTATAAACCTGAATCGCTGTGTTATTCGCGTCGTGAACTGCAAGCGCCACGAACGCCACCATCTGCCCGTCTTTACTGTCCGGCTCAAGATAGGCGTCGGTGCCGTAAATCTGCTGAAAATATTCAATGATAGTGCTCAGGATTGTCTGGTAATCAGGCGCACTGAGGCCTGAGGCGGTCACCGTAGCGGAGAGCCCCAGCGTGTCTAAATTGAGAGCCATTACGCCTCGCTTGTGACTGTCGTCGTTCCGTAGATAGTGTCGATCGTCGCGGTAAAAACTACGCGGCGGGATGAGGTATTCAGGGTCGTATCGAACGACCTGATAGAGTTAACGCCTCGCGTCTCAAGGATGCGCTGGCGAATGGCGAGGTTGTAAGTTTCCGGCTTCTGCTTACCCAGCACTGACTGTATCCACGGCGTACCCTCTGTCGTGTCGAGGAACCACTGCCCGTACCACAGCAGGAAGCGAGTTTTCACCGCCTGCGCCACCGTTTCTGGTGAGTTGATCAGCCAGGTGTCGTCGCCCTGTCCGAAGGTGTAATCACCATCGTCATCTTCGCGTCTGTATCGCATCAGTTCACCTTGCCAGAATTGCCAGTGCCAGACTGCACGCCATTATGGGTGTGCTGGTCACTGATATCTTTGCCGTTGGACTTCAGGCTTCCGATAAACTCGATGGCGCCCGTAATTTTCGCCGCGGTTCCGGTTGCCAGGCTGCCAACCATGCCGCCCATCCACGTCAGCAATCCGTTGATGGTCACAGCAGCGCTGAATTTTGCGAGGGGAGTCGTCACGTTCAGGCCGCCCGGCGCCACGATATTCACGGCGTGGCTGTTTGGGTCGAGCTCGATATAAGCCGCTCCGTCATCGGTGCGCATCTGAAGCGTCGAGGTGCTGATATTGCCTATTACTTCCGCCTGCGACTGAGGACCGATGAACGCGAAGGCGTCTGAAAGGTCATGCTGTCGGGGGTCAACAGGCTCCTGCACGCCGCCGTTCTGCCACCAGAAGTCGATGCAGCGATCGGAAAACACCACTAGGCACTCGTCGCCTGCTTTCACAGGAAAGGTGATAGTGCAGCCACCACCACGCGGAAAAACCACCGGCACGTCGACGAGCAGCGGCAACGGCGCAGAATTAAACTGACCTGCCTCATCAGCGACCTGACCTGATATGGCCGGCTGAACAGTGCAGGTGCATGCCATTGGATCAAACGACTGGATGATACCGGGCATGGATACGCGCAGCATGGAGAAGATGGTGTCAGACAGCACCTTCATTGCCTGCTGTTCGCCGCCTGCCAGCGACTGAGGATTGACTGACATGTTTACTCCGGGCAATAAAAAACCCGCCGAAGCGGGTTGGTTGCTATTTATTCATCCATTTGCAGTCTACTTTTTCGACCATCCGAGGATGTACGCCATCAGGATAATCGTATACGTATAACCGCTGTCGCTTTGGAAGCTTCTCCCACTGCAGCATTAAATTGCGGGAGAAAGGAAGCGTCACCAGCATAGCTGAGGAATCACCTTGAGCTCCGAGGTACTTTACCGTTTGGTTTAGTGGTTGATAGCCGTTCACCTGAATAAATGATCGCTCATCTTTCGGGTAAAAGAGGACGTAATCTCCTTTCCCACAGTCCATAAAAGGCTTGCCCGCGTCGCTTGCTGCCAGCGCATAAACCGGGAACAGCAACAACAATAGAACCGCCCTCATGAAGCACCTCTGTTTATAGCTGAAGTTGATAGCAAATCTGCTGATCCGCGAGCGAAACACATCATATCCATATACCAAGGCTGCCCGCGTGTGTCGCCATTATAATCGATGGACTTGACGATATATAAGCCATCTGCCGCAATACTTGCAGGTTGTTGCAGTGTGCCGTTTACTGACAGGTTGCCATTCACATTTTCTTCTCTGGCGCGGACAGGTAATGCCTTCACCTCGTCGGCTGACAAGCTGGCGCGATACACCGAATCCTGATCAATCTGTACCAGACCATTGAGCCGAATATTCGGGTTTATCAGGCAGCGCACGTTAACGCCTGCCCCCATTGTCTGCTGAGGCATCCCGATCAGCCCTGTAGCGCTGTTCAATACGATCGCTTCCTGAACGTACTTATCGGTGGGCACCATCTGAGCCTGACCATCGACGAGTTGCCAGGTCGCTCCACACTGCGCGGCCACGTTATCCATCACATCGCGCGTTGACTGGTAAAGCACTCGCCCGCGCGGGAATACGGTTACAGGCGTATCGCCAGTGATGCCTTTAGTCACGCCATACGCGCTAAAGCTATCCATGGCAGCAGAGTGAACATCTGCAACTGTGTAGCCTGCAGCGAGCGTCGTGGTCACGCTGGCGTTCATAAAGGCCTGATGCCCGTCGATCGCCTGAATCAGTACCCAGGTGTCGGTCGGATTATCGCGGCCGGTTACAGTAAAGCGAATTTCACCGCTGAAGATTTCCCCGAAGTTCGTACCATTTGTCTGGCCGACTTTCGACGGGTCTATTTCCGTTGCCACGCCGATCTGGCTACTGTCTACCGCCGCCGGCATGCCGTCATAGCCCGCGATGATCTTAATCTTCGCGAACTCTTTTCCCAGAATACGGCTGCAGGTGTCTTTGGAAAGGTTATAAATCTTCACCATCGCAACGCGCGGCCAGCGGGTATCAGTCCACTCAATGCGGAACGTCACCTTGAAGTCACCCAGGCTAATGCCTTCACCACTTTCTGACAGAATTTGCAGCTCGAAGTGGCGCATCCAGTTCTGTGACATATTTACTCCGTTACGGCCCAGAGATGGCTGCTTATGCCTAAGTCGGTTTTAGTGGGGTAGTCCTGCGTCGGATCATCGCAAAGCACCACGAGCCCGAAGCCGAGTTCGAGATAAGAAAATGACGCCAGCAGGTTAGCGCCCGTAACCAGAGGAATGCCGGTCACAATGCCTGCGCCGCTGCTGTCGAGTAGATCCATCACCCAGCCTGCGGCGTCACGCCATATTGTTCTTATCGAGTAATTAACCCCGTTTATCGCCACGGCGAATTGCTGGTTATCAGGTGACAGGGGGATTTCACTGGCCTGCATCGTGTCTCCTTAAACCAGGTCGGATAGCTTCGATAAAATCGACTGGCTGCCGGTGGGCTTCGTCGACTTAACGCCGGAGTTTTGCACTGCTGACGTACTCACGCCCTGCGACATGTCAGCCTTATCTGCCACCGATATCGTCTGCGTTGAAGAGATGATCACCCCGCGCAACGTTAGCGTCGCCATCAGCACATTTTCCGATGTACGGTCAGTCGTTACATCCAGCACGCGGATCAGCATGTTGGTGTAGAGGCGCTTGCCGGTTACCACGTCAAACGGCACGCGGCTTTCCTGCAGGTCGATAAGCTGCTGATAAACCTCTTTCGGGCTAAGGCCAAGGCTGAGCCCAATCGAGGAAGTATCGAGGAGATCCAGCAACGAACCGCCGCCAGAAAACCCCACCTCCATCACCAGCTCTGGCGGCCTTTTGAAGGCGTGATCAGCAACAGGAGCATCCTTTTCGACGGGATGCTCTGTAATTTCAAGCGTGTCGCTGTGTTTTTCGGTAATCACCACGTCCGGCACTATCAGCCCGATTTTCCGGCTCTGCTGTGAAAACAGCGTAGAAAGAATGTCCATCAGCGCGGCCCCGTTCCGAGTGCTTGTGAAAAGCGTGAGTTCACCGCCATTTGCTTGTCGGCGACTTCGCTGGCGGCCCTGCTCGGGTCGTTAACGCCGTGGATATGGATGTTGGTCTCCTGGCTGATCTGCGCGCCGCTTGCAGGCATATTGCTGAGAACTCGAGGGATATAATTCCGGGTTTCTTCTGGCATTAGCGCCATGCCATGCTTCTGCACGTTACCGATGCCCCAGTTATAAGACGCGAGCGCTTTGGGAAGGTCGCCATTGTTAGCCTTCAGCAGCTGACTGAGATATTTTGCGGCGGCCTGGGCAGATTTCACCGGGTCAAAAGCCTCGTTACCACGTAGCCCCAGATCTTTCGCCGTGCCGGGCATCAGCTGAAATAGCCCCTGCGCACCTGCACCAGACATCGCATTGGGGTTGCCGGCAGATTCGGTGATCGCAACACTTCGCAGCAGTCCCTCTGGTAAGCGATAAAGCTGCTCAAGTTTATCCAGAGTTGGCTTCATACAGCTGAGCAACGCAGCCCCGTCTTTTGTCGGCTTTGGCGCTGCAGAGCCAAGCCCTCTCACCCACTGGCCGATGCTTCTAGGATCGAACCCTGTTTTGCTCTTCAGCCACTCAGCGGCATTATCCGCACTGGCGGACACTGCAGGTAACGCGTCCGGATTACCCTGCCCCTGATTTATCAGCTCGCGCCCGATCACGTAGGCATCTTTCCATCTGCCGTCTTTAATGGCGCTGAGCAGGCGCGCTATCCCGTCCAGCATTTTGGACAGCTCGCCAAGGTTCTCCATGAGGTTGCTCATGTCCCATTTGGCTGTCCATGTCTGTGGGTCGATGCCGAGCAGGCGCATAACGGCATCTTTCAGATCGTCGACGCCTTTGATGGCGCCCTTAATCTGCGGCTCCCACTTTTTCCAGTCGATGAGTGACTGGCCGCCTTCCTTCCACGTTTTGTAATCGTCGTAGAGCGCCAGAATGGCAAGGCCAAGAGCGGTGATCATGCCTATCGGCGACATTACGAACGCACCGTTCAGAATGCGCCAGGCGATAACGAGCGCGCCAAACACCTCAATCAGGCGCTGCGTTGACTTGTCCAGCGATGACCACCACTGCATGATGTCGGCGCCAGCCTGAATCAGCCGATACACGACACGCCCTATTACCTCAGCGAGCCACAGGACGCCTTTCACGCCGCTGGTAATCGTCTGCTCAATCTTCGGGAAGTTGTCGACGATTTGCTTGCGCAGGGTATCGATAGAACCCGAAAGCCCTTCCGCCAGGTTAGAGCCGATCTTGTCGCGCGCCATCCCCGCCATCTGGCCGAAGGCCCGCAGAGAAGTCATGAAGCGATTGGAGCTCGCAGCAGCCTGGTCAGCATTGAAGCCGATAGCTTTCGCCATTTGCGTATACTGCGCGCCAAACTGGCCCATCCCGCGGCGCATTGCCATCAGGGTGTTTTCATCAATGCCCAGCATCTGCGCGTACTGATTCGCGCGATAGTAAGGCATTTTGCTGAGCTGCTGGCCGACGCCGGTAAAGATGGACGCCATGTCGCGCATATTGCCGCTGGCGTCACGCGTCTGCACACCCAGGCGATTCAGGAAACCTTCGGCGCCGGGATTATTACGCATAAAGCGCGACAGGCTTTCCAGCGAACCGCGCGCGGCTTCTGCATTCGACCCGGCC